TAAAACGATATACCCAAAAAATGACTTTAGAGGTGTATTTTGTGGATACAGCAGAAAAAGACCGTTTCAAGGCTACTCTTGAACAAGCAGGGTTTAAATTTAAGGAAAACTATCAAGTCAGCGGTTATCAACGTATCGAGCCATTGACTCAGGCTGAACTCAATGAGCAATGTGGGTGGTAATTATGGACATCAGAAAAGTATCTGATAGCATTTCAATCTATTCAGACGGCAAGAGATTGCAGGTTATCCACAACCTAGGGGATGAGTTTATCTTAGATTTTGAAATTAAAAATTACAAAACTATAAATATTGATGACCTGAGCCCTCGCATTGTGAGTGAGATTACTCCAATTTTTAAAGTGAGCGGGTACTGCTCACGACGTGGAGAAGATACCCAACGCTTAAAATGGGCCATCCGTCAATTTGAAGATTTTGACGAGTACCTGATCGCTCATCATGACGAACTGGTAGAGTGGTGGCACAATCCAGGAGAGGAGAGGAAAGAAAATGAATGATTTTATCAAAGAGATTGGGATGGCTATCCTATGGATGTTTTTAGGCTATCTCTTGGGAGAGCGTAGCGCTAGAGAGGACAAAACAGATGATCAATAATGTCACATTGGTTGGGAGGCTTGTAGCGCCTCCTGATCTACGAAAAACGCCTAACAACGTATCTAGTTTGCAGGGAACACTTGCAGTCAACCGCAATTTCAAAAATGAAAATGGAGAGCGTGAGGCTGATTTTATCAATTTCCAAGCGTGGCGAGGCACAGCTGACATCATTGCTCAGTATTGCAGCAAGGGCTCACTTATCGGGATCATTGGACGCATACAAGTCAGGAGTTACGAGAAAGACGGTCAGCGTCGATATGTGACCGAAGTAGTCGCTGAGAACGTCGCTCTGATAGAAAGTCGCAACAGTCAGCAGTCTCAAGGGCAAGGCAACAGTTTCCAAAACGGGAACAACTCACCTTTTGCCGATCCTAACCCATTTGACCTCCCTGCTGACGGTTTACCGTTTTAAAAGCACTATCGGAGGCTAAACATGAAAAAATCAGATATTAAGCCAGGCGATTTTGTGAAAGTCCTCAATAATGGGGATTTTCACACTATTGTCCAGATAAAAAATGTATATGACAGGTATATAGAAACAAGTCACGGAATTTACAACGCTGAGACACTTGCATGCCGTGTAAATAGGAATTGTGTTATATCAGGGATTGTAAAGTGGGAGGACCAGAATGAATTACCACTTTAGGAGGTGTCAATGTCAGATAAAAAAATGACTGTTTGGGCATTGTTTGACAGTGGGAATGGTAGCTATACAAAAGGCGTGAAAGCCCTGAATAGTTCGGGGGGGGGCGAATATTGACATCTATCCAATCGGAATAGATATAGAAAACAAGAACGATCATTTTATAAATTTGAACCTTGCTGACTATGGGCGCTTGTTTGGAGACAACACACTTTTTGACAAACTTGACAAGTTGCCAAAACCTGATTTGATAATAGCTAGCCCACCATGCGAAAGTTGGAGTAATGCTAGTGCTATGTGCGAGGGTAACGCTTGCTGGAAACAAGAAGACCTCTCAGATAGCCTCTTTGCTCCACAAAGGGAGCCTAGCATGTTTACGATTAGGAACGCCTCTGACTACGAGAAAGCCTATATAAATTATCAGTATGACCGTCAATTTATGAAGAGAGTCAATGGGGAGCTTTGTGCTTTCAATACCATTGAGATCATCAAGCGGTATAATCCTAAATATTTCATCATAGAGAACCCAGCTAGTGGGCGCTTGTGGAAATATATTGAGGATGTCATGGATTTCAAACTCCCACATCTCAATCTCACACGCTACAACAATTATGACTACCCTTTGCAGAAACCTACAAAGTTTGCTAGTAATCTTGATTTAGGTCTTAAAAATGACATTATCAAGCAAGAAATTGAGTGGAACAAATTTTCTAAGTCATACAATGAACGGTCAAACATTCCACAAAACCTAGTAATAGAGATTTTTACTAAGGTTTACAATGAATTTTTACAGGAGAAAGAACATGGCAAGTAAAATCAATGTGACAGAAAATATTGCTATCATCATTGAGAAACAAAAAATAGAGGTCGTTACGACCCTAAACTATGATATGAGCATTAGCTTTGATAACAAAGACGCTGCCCCCACACTAGATGAAAATGGTGACCTTTTTGAACCAGTCTACAAGTGCAAAATTAAGGCAATTCCCAAAAATGATGTATTTTTTACCTCATTAACACGAGTCAAGAGCAACATCAAGACACTACAAGAGGTTAAGAAATTCTTTGAGTTCGTAAACGAAAACAGAGAAAATCTCTTTGAGATGGCAGGATTTAAGGGGGCTCTTGAATGAAATTAACCCTAAACATTGAGCCTAAACCTCAATCACGGCCACGGTTTGCGAGGCGTGGGAATTTTACCACAACTTACGAAGACAAGGATATGAAATCCTGGCGCAATCATTGCCAGCTGCTCATTGCTAATCAGTACATGGGCCAGCCTATTCTTGAGGGAGCGCTGAGGGCAAAGCTTAGATTTTACATCAAGCCTCCTCAGTATATTTCCAAGATCAAGAAGAACCAACAGGCCCTCCTGGATGAGATTATCCCTGTAGGCAAAAAGCCTGACATTGACAACTATGAGAAAGCTCTATATGACAGTATGTCAGGGATCGTCTTCCAGGATGACGGTCAGATAGCGCTACATGATGTAGGCAAGTTCTACAGTCTAAATCCACGGATAGAGGTAGAGGTGGAGGTTATGGAACCCCTGAGTATTTAAAGAAATGAGGAGCAGATGGCTGACTACGCATTATATCAGGGTGATGTGTTTGTTACGCTTGGGACATTAGCGCAGATCAGTAGCGAAACAGGAATTACTGAAAGGATGTTATAGTACTACACTTACACATCACATCAACGACGAAACCCAAACGGTAGGGCCGTTATTAAAATTGAGGAGGAAGATAATGAGAATTAAGACATCAAATGACACGATCATTCATGTCAATAAGTCTCAGCGCAGTATCACAATCGAGGGCGTCGAGTTAAGCGGCGATTGTCGGGCTCTAGTTTCAGACAATAAGAACGGAACAGGCACAATTACCCTGATTTTTGACGGTAAGATTATTTAGAGGAGGTAAAATGAAACGATTTATCGCAATATGGATATTATTGTCTGCTGGATTGAATGTCTGGCAGAGTATCCAGATTAAGAAATTAGAAGAAAAGCGCCCTATTGTAGTCTACAAAGCAGATAATCAAGGCGCAGAAATCAAAGGTAGAGTCATCCACAAGGAGCAGATTGGCGAACTCTACACGATCACAATACAGAACTACGGCATTTTCGTAGTCACGCAAACAAGCTACGAAACTTTAAGGATTGGAGACGAGGTGAGGTTATGAGACCGAAATTTAGAGCGTGGGATGGCGCAAAAAAAGAAATGTTCAAAGATACTTTTGCAATAACAGAAAGTGGGCAAGTTGTAGTAGTTGAACAGGAGTTCGTCACAAGCCCTCCAGATTATGTTTTTGTTGATCATCTAGTCATCATGCAATCAACAGGAATTAAAGACAAAAACGGAAAGGAAATCTTTGAGGGGGATATAGTTGATTATAAAGGCAGAAAAGCAATTATCAAATGGCATGGTTCTTACGCAAGTTTTATTTACAGATTTGTAGACGAAATGCAAGAAAGGGTTTCAGAATGGGACCCACTATTTCTAGCTTATCATCACTTTGAAATCATCGGCAACGTCTATGAAAATAAGGAGTTTTTGGAGGATATGGAATGAAACCTAAAAAATATCCGTATTCAGGAGCTAAAAAGACAAAGGAAACAACTCAAGAAGATAAGTTGGAGTTTGTAGCATTTCAAAACATTGCGATCAGAAAAAATTTGCTCAAGCATATCTACACAGTTGTTAAAAATCATGATGGCACTACTATTATTTTTTTCAAAATTCCTAAAATTTTTGGATACGAGGAACAAAGAGCCAGGATAAATTTGAGTTATGAGGAGACAATGAAAATACTCAATAGCTGCTAAAAGAAAAAAGCCAAGACACTCTCTGTCTCAGCTATAATCTCAATAATATTATTATATCACAAAAAGGAGATAGAGAGTGAACAAGGCTGAAGAGCTCTTGAAAGAGCTGCAGGATCTGGACATGGACATTCAAAGCCGTATAGATGAAATCAATGAGCTTGAGGCAGGTTTGCTCTCAAGCCCCAAGTGGTCAGATGTCAAAGTTCAAGGCGGACAGACTAGAAAAGTTGATGATGTCTATACTCAGCTGGTAGTGATGAAAGAGACTATAGAACAGGATACTAAAGAGGTTATCAATAGGAAACTTGAACTAGGTAGAATGATCAATAAGCTTAAAAATCCAAAACATAGAACTATTTTGAGAAAGACCTACATCAATAAGATGTACGTTGATGACATCTGTGACAGCATGGGGGGCATGAGTTCCCCTACTTACTATCGTTTGAAGAAACAAGCAATAAAGGAACTTGATAGTATTCTTTCAGAATTGATAGTAAATGATAGTAACTGTACAGGCATGAAGTCTAAAATCTGTTAAAATGGTAGTATCAAAAAATAAAGCAAAGGCACCTTAGGCAACGACCTAGAAAAGCTTCTGAAAAACTGCTGGCTTGGGTTACCAGTGGCGATAGAGTAGGATGTTTTAATATCGCAAAAAGACTACACAAAATAAAAAAAGAAAAAATTAATTTCTAATTAACACGCAAGTCTGTAGTCTGCTTGCACTGAGTCACTCTTTGAGTGGCTTTTTATTTTGTCGAAAGGAGGTAGTCCATGAGTGGATAGATTAACCCCAAAACAAGAGCTGTTTGTCCAAGGGATAATCTCAGGACTATCTCAAAGACAAGCGTATAGGCAGGCTTATAAGGCTGAAAAAATGAGTGATGAGACTGTGGATGTACGAGCCAGCAAACTTTTAAAAGAGTATAAGGTTAGTACAAGGTATAGGGAACTTTTAAAAGAGTTCTCAAACATGGCTCTATGGTCCAGAGAGCAGGCTTTTAATGAGTATGAATGGCTCAAGAACAAGGCTAGGTCAAGCATCGAGAATGACGGCGTTAGACAAGCCAATTCAAACGCCTTTCTTTCAGCATTGGACGGCATGAATAACATGGCTTTCAGAGATTTAGAGTTAGCTGATAAAAAATTAAGGCTTGAAATTGAAAACCTCCAGGCACAGTTAGGCTCTAATGATGAGGATGATACAGTCATAACTGGATTTACATTTGATAGGAGTGAGTACAATGGCGATACTTAACCTAGCGAAACTGATTAATCCAGTATTTGACGAAGTCCTCTATACACTCAAGAGCCATGTAGTGCTAAAGGGTGGCCGTGCCTCTACCAAGTCATCAGTAGTCTCTATTGACCTTGTCAATGATTTCATCAATGATCCTATGGGTAATGTGGTAGTCTTGCGAAAAGTAGGCAAGTACTTGAGAATGTCAGTGTATGAGCAGATAAGATGGGCCATCTATGAGATGGGGCTAGCTAATCAGTTCAAGTTTGGGAAATCTCCCTTACAGATTACACATAAGAAGACAGGTACAGCCTTTTATTTCTACGGTGTAGACGATCCGATGAAACTCAAATCCCAGAAGATAGCTAAAGGCTATGTAATGGCTGTATGGTTTGAGGAATTGGCTGAGTTTGCAGGCCGTGAGGATATTGACATAGTTGAGGATACTTTCATCCGTCAAGAGCTGCCAAACGGCAAAGAGGTCAAAGTCTATTTCACATACAACCCTCCACGCAATCCTTACGACTGGATAAATGAGTGGGTTGCTGAGAAAGCTAGTGACCCTACTTACATGATACATCACAGCACCTACCTTGATGACAAGTTAGGTTTTTTGTCTAAGCAGATGAAAGACAAGATAGAACGCTACAAGGAGACGGACCCTGACTACTATAGATGGATGTATCTAGGCGAGGTAATCGGTTTAGGTAATCATGTCTATAACATTAGCTATTTTAAACCACTACAGAGCCTACCAGAGGATGATAGGCTTATCGGTATATCATTTGCCCTGGATACAGGACACCAGCAATCAGCAACGGCCTGCGGAGCTTATGGGCTAACTGCCAAGGGTAATGTTATCTTGCTTGATACGTTTTACTATAGTCCAGCTGGAAAGACCATCAAAAAGGCCCCTAGTGAGCTCTCTGTGATGATCCATGACTTTATAGACAAGGTCATGAAGACCTACAGAGTACCTAAATTAAAAATGACTATTGATAGTGCTGAGGGGGCTTTGCGTAACCAGTATTTCAAAGACTATGGCGAGCGCTGGCACCCAGTTGCTAAGAAGAAAAACCAGACCATGATAGACATGGTTATTAGCTTACTAGCTGAGGGGCGTTTCTACTACCTTGACATCCCTAATAACAGGGTATTTGTAGAGGAGCATAAGATGTACCGCTATGATGACAAGTCACTCAATACAGATGACCCCAAAGTCATCAAGGAAGATGACCACACGGTAGACGAGTTCAAGTATTTTGTCCTAGACAACGCTAGAGAGCTAAGACTTAAAGCCTAAAGGAGCTAACAATGGGAATAGTAAAGACTATCAAGAATTTTTTCACAAGGAGCAAGTATGTGATGACAACACAGAACTTAACAAATATCACTGATCACCCTAAAATAGCAGTGTCATCCACAGAGTATGACCGTATCAGGGAAAATCTCAAGTATTATGCAGGGCATTATCCACAGATTGAATACATTGACAGCAACGGCACGCCTCAAAAGCGAGCTTTCAACCATCTGCCTATTGGACGTACAGCAGCCAAGAAGATTGCAAGCCTAGTGTTTAATGAACAGGCTGAAATCAAGCTAGACGACAAGGACGCTAACAAATTTATTCAGAAACAGCTACAAGATGACAGATTTGTCAAGAATTTTGAGCGCTACCTAGAGAGTGGGTTGGCGCTTGGTGGATTGGCTATGAGGCCATACATTGATAGAGACAAAGTAAGAGTCTCTTTCATTCAGGCGCCTGTCTTCTTGCCTCTGCAAAGCAACACACAGGACGTCTCTAGTGCTGCTATCATCACTAAGACAACCAAGTCAGAGGGTAATAAGCAGAAGTTTTACACGCTGATTGAGCTGCACGAATGGGGCAAAGATGACAAGTACACGGTTACTAACGAGCTCTACAAGTCTGATAATCAGAACGTGGTAGGCTCTAGGGTTCCTCTGTCAGACCTTTATGAGGATCTTGAGGAAGTGGTAGACCTGAACGGATTGAGTCGTCCACTCTTTACTTACTTGAAGACCCCAGGCATGAACAATAAGGATATTAACTCAGCTCTTGGGCTGTCTATCTTTGACAATGCTAAGACTACAATGGACTTTCTTAATACGACCTATGATGAGTTTATGTGGGAGATTAAGATGGGTCAGCGTAGAGTGGCCGTGCCTAGTCAGATGATCAAAGTTGAGTACAATCAGGAGGGCGAGAATGTCACAGTCAAGCGTGAGTTTGAGGCTGGACGTAACGTCTATGAACAGATTGACTCAGGGGATATGGATAAAGGTGTAGGCATTACAGACCTTACAACGCCTATCAGGTCAGATGACTATATCAAGGCTATCAATAAGATCCTGGCGATTTTTGAAATGCAGATAGGAGTATCCTCTGGAACCTTTACATTTGACGGCAAGAGCTTGAAAACAGCTACTGAGGTTGTATCAGAGAACTCTGACACTTATCAGATGAGAAACAGTATTGTCAGCTTAGTAGAGCAGTCTTTGAAAGAGCTCATTATATCAATGTTAGAGTTAGGCAAGGCCTACGATCTCTATAAGGGAAACATCCCTGACATGGAGAAAATCAGCATTAACCTTGATGATGGAGTCTTTACAGACCGAAATGCTGAGCTGGACTACTGGGTTAAGGTTGTAAATGCTGGATTTGCTACGGATGTCATGGCTATTGAGAAAGTTTTGAATGTGACTCCTGAAAAAGCTAAAAAAATCAAAGCTGAAATCAGTGGCAATGCTATTGATGAGGCTAGTGGAGAGCGCAGTCTTGAGGAAGTAGGAGTATATGGAGAATGAAGTTACTAAAATATTTTTCAAAGAATTTCATGCAACAAGTAAGGTCATTTGTAGGAATTGAAAGCCCCTCGCTAAAGCAGAGAAAGCTAGCAAAGAGAATGGTAGAAGAAATGGGAGAGGTTTTCTATGGGGGAAAAGAAGAAACCAATCAAGCTAAATGATGAGCAGTTAATGCTTGACGCTAGTCAGGTTGCAGACATCTATCATCAGCTAACTCTTGACCTTTTTGACCAGGTTATAGATCGTATCAAAGAGCGTGGCTCTGCTAGTCTTGATGACAACCCCTATATTTGGCAACTTGAGAAAATGAATGAGATGGGCCTACTCAATGAGGACAATGTCAAGCTCATTTCTGACCGTTCAGGCATTGCTGAGGAGCAACTTAGGCATGTTATCCAAAATGAGGGCTACAAGGTCTATAAAGACACAAAAGAGCAACTACTGGAGTCCATGGGTAGAGAGTTTAGTCATAACTCACTCATTCAGACCAATCTAGCTGCTTATGTCAATCAAGCTATGGGAGATATAGACAACCTCATCAATACCACTCTACCAATGAGTGTCAGAAAGGTTTATCAGTCCATAGTCCAGGAGAGCGTGGCTAAGGTTGTCACAGGACTCACTACCTCAGACAAGGCTATCTCTGATACAGTCATGAAGTGGGCTCAAAAAGGCTTTTACGGCTTTACTGATAGTCAAGGGAAGAACTGGAAAGCCGACACATACGCTAGGCAAGTCATCAAGTCTACAGCTTGGAGAGTCTATCGTGAGGTCAGAATGGCTCCAGCTGAGGAATTGGGTATAGACACCTTTTACTATCACAAAAAGGCCACAGCAAGAGAGATGTGCGCTCCTTTGCAACATCAGATAGTAACTACTGGAGTTGCTAGGACGGAAAAAGGGGAGCGTATTTTGGCGCTATCAGACTACGGATACGGATACGCTGGAGGCTGTCAGGGTATTAACTGTACTCATGAGATGACACCATACATCCCAGGGGCTAACTACAAGCCTGATTTGCCTGACGAGTTAAGAGACTTGACACCAGAGCAAGCAATAGAAAACGCAAACGCTCAGGCTAAACAGAGGGCCCTAGAGAGGTCTATCAGAAAGTCTAAGGAATTTCTACACGTTGCAGAAAAACTAGGAGACAGCGAGCTGATAGACAAGTATAAAAGCAAGGTTAGGATCCAACAGGGCGCCATGAGAGACTATCTCAAACAGCACCCTTTCCTACATCGTGATTATGCTAGAGAGAAATACTATGATGATCCATTTTCTCAAGCTCAAAAAGAAGTAAAACTCAGGAAAAAGATGTCAGAATATCACTACATCAAAGAGGATGAAATACCTGCATTTAAGAAAGCGGGCGGAAAAATCACTAAAGCAGAGCGTAATATTGTCTATGCTCCAGATTTTGATAGTATGGGCTATATAGCTACAAATAGAAGTTTTGATATCAACAAAGCTCTCAGAAGTAATGGCGCTATCCCACTTAGCAAAGAAGAAAGCAAAGTAGTTTCAACTCTTGATGGTGTTATTGAAAGAAATAGAGCGTTAAAAAATATAAAAGTTAGCCGCTTTGATGATGGTGGTTACTTTAAATCAATCATTACTAGCAATGCCGAACTATTAAAAAAATATGACAGTGTAACTGATATGCTAAACTCTGGTGAGGCAACTTTTAGCAATGCTGCTTACACATCAACCAGTTATATTCCAAAATATAACTTTTTCAAAAATAGAGGCATTAAAACAATTATCAATATTCCAAAGGATAGTAAAATATACTTTACAGATAATGACGCCGAGTCCGAAATTATCATACCAAGAAATGCAAAATATGATATAATTAGTATGAAAGAAAACAAAGGTGGCATTGTCTTAGAAATGAATTTAAGAGAGGAGTGATATTATGGAATTGTCAGAGGCTCTAAACTTTGTTGACTCTTTAAATCTGAATGAAAAACCTTTAGATTTTTCAGAGTTTACTGATGAACAATTACTGAGTATAAGTATTACACTTGATTTACTTTCATTAGATGAGGCTAAAGCATTTGAATTAGAATTAAATAAGCGACAGCTTACAGAGAGATATTTTTCTATGAGAAAACCTAAAACCAGCGCTTAGGACAATCTAGGCGCTTTTTTCATGCAATAAATTGTTATAAACCACTATAAACCTATGGAAGTCCATCAGGTTTTTTATTTTGCCCTGGAGCATGGCGTAAAACTGTCTTAATTTGTCCATGTGACGTAAAAAAGGAGGAGTTAAGACATGAGTCTTAAACGTGAAATGTTAGTTGAGGCAGGTATCGAGGATAAGTCAGTGATTGACAATATCATGCAAGCGTACGGTGCAGGTATTGAAAACGCAAAATCACAGGCTAAGTCTGAACTGCAAGCCGAAAACGACACATTAAAACAACAGCTTGAGCAACAGACCCAAGCTATCAATAATCTACAGGCCAAAGAGGGAGCAAGTGCTGAAAGCAAACAACAGCTTGAAGACCTAAAAGCCCAATTTGAGCAGTATAAGCTAGATAGTGAGGCAAACCTTGCTCATATCACTAAAACAAACGCTGTAGCCCTTGCTTTGAAAGATGTAGGAGCTTACAACTCAGAGGACTTGATGAAATTCATTGACCTAGAAAAAATCGAGCTAGGGGAAGATGGAAAACCTCAATTAGAGGACACAATCAACTCACTCAAAGAGTCAAGCCCTTACCTATTCCAAGCTGAGGACAAGCAGCCTAACCCTAATATCTCTGTGCACGGAAATCCACCAGCAGAAACTGGATACGATCATCTAAGCGCAGAGGACAAAGCCTTATTTGCAGGCTTTGATAGCGTATAAAACCAAAAATAAAGAAAAGAGGAATATTACACATGGTAGTAAATTACGCAGCTAAATTCGCTGAAAAAGTAGATGAGCGCTTTGCTAAAGAGGCCCTATCTACTGGTATTGTTAATCAAGATTTTGATTTTCTTGGAGTTGACACAGTCAAGGTCTACTCTATCCCAACATCAGGAATGAATGACTACAAGACAAATGGGCAAAACCGTTACGGTGACGCTGAGGAACTTGGAAATACAGTTCAAACTATGACAATGAAGAAAGACCGCTCTTTCACATTCACGATTGACAAGAAATCTGAGCAGGACACAAATGGTGTCATGGAGGCTGGAAAAGCCCTTGCACGTCAGTTGTCAGAAGTTGTTATCCCTGAAGTTGATACTTACCGTTTTGCAACAATCGTAGCTGGTGCAGCGCCTGAACATATTGCAACAGCAGCTGTGACTAAAGAGAATGCTTATGAGGCTGTCCTTGATGGTCAGGTTAAGCTCACTGACGCTCTTGTCCCAACAGCTGGCCGTGTCTTGCATGTGTCACCTAAGTTTTACAAACTCATCAAACTTGACCCAACATTTGTGAAAAATTCTGACCTTGGTCAAGAAATCACTATCAAAGGTCAAGTAGGTATGATTGACGGCTTGCCAGTAGTTTTGACACCTACATCACGCTTGCCACAAAAAGTAGAGTTTATTATCGCTCACCCTGTGGCTACTCCATCCCCTATTAAGTTAGAAGACTATAAGATCCACGACAACCCACCAGGAATTAACGGCAAGCTCGTTGAGGGCCGTATCCGTTACGACGCTTTCGTTCTTGACAACAAGAAAAAAGCTATCTACGTTCACAAATCAGCATAAGGAGGCTAGCTAATGGCTAAGAAAAAAGAAGAAACCACAGAGGAACTTGTGGAAAAACAAGAAGTAACAGAGGAAGTTGCCAAAAAATCTGTTACTTTGACAAAAGATGGGGTTTCTTTTACCCTGTCTGACCCGATCATGATTTCAGCTTTTGAAAATCAAGGATACGAAGTGGAGGAATAAAGTAAATGGCTAAATTTAAAGCGACATCAAACGTTGTCTTTATCGTCGACGACAAAGAGCAAAGCTATGACAAAGATGTAGAGTATGACATGGATGTCAAGACAGCTGAGGCGCTCAACGCCAAAGGTGAAATTACACACCCTGAGCTCAGCCCGTTCTTTGAACGTACTGACAAGGAAGAAAAAGCAGCAAAGGCGGATAAATAACACCGCCTTTTTTAATTGGAGGTGGTTACTATCGCTTATTTAACACAAGATGAATTTAAGGGTTTTGGTTTTGATGAAGTCGATGACTTTGAAAATATTCTAATGAGGGCAGAGATTGCTATAAACCTCTTTCTTAACAATTTCTACAGCTTTGTAGATTTTGAAAAAGAGATTGGGCACAGAAAGCAAGCTGTCAAGCTGGCTACGGCTTTCCAGGTAGCATATTTGGACGCTAGTGGGATCACTACGGCTGATGATAAGCAATCAGTCTCTACTGTGATTTTAGGGCGTACTCATATCACTTACAAGAATAGCTCTAGTCAGTCTTTAGAGAGTGCTAGGTATAACTTATCACTTGACGCCTTGAATACTCTAAAATCGGCAGGATTTGGCTACAGAGGGGTAGGTTATGACAGACATTGATAAACGGTTATTGATTGATACTGTAACAATTCAGAAAACCACAGGAGAAAAAGACGGATGGGGTAAAGAAGTATTTGAGAGCCCAGTGACCCTTAAAACTGTTAGGTTTGACAGACAGTATCGAGTACAAGGTACGAAGAACAACCGCAAAGAGTCCAAGCCTAGCACGTTGTTTGTGTATCCTAAATACTGCCCAATCGTCTTAGACAAGACCTTTGAAAATGCCATTATCAAAGACGGAGAACGTGAGTACAGAGTGACCTCTGTGGTTCCTGTCAGTTATCCACACAAACAAAAAGTATTTTGTTACGAAGTGGAGTGTATCTGATGGGAACAGGCGTATCTGTCAAGGTTGATTTAAAGGGCATTGAGAAAAAGGTATCCCCAACAGCGTTAGCAAAAGGGAAGTTAGCAATATCTAGCCAAATGATGACTGACATGAGGCCTTTTATTCCTCGTGATAGTGGTGAGCTTAGTGGAAGTGGGCAGGCGACGAGAAATGGAGTGAAATACCCTGGACCTTATGCCAGAGCTCAATTTTACGGCTCAAGCTATAACAAGGTTAGGACGTTTGTCTTTAAGAAGTACACGACTCCTGGAACAGGCAAGCGGTGGGACTTGAAAGCATCAGCGTTATATCTTGATGATTGGAAGAAGACAGGTCTAAGAGCAATGGGAGTAAAAACATGAATAACAACGATTTTTCAGAAGTCCTCAGAGATTTCATCAACACACTAAACCTCTCTCTGACTTGTAAGCTTGATTACTTATCAGAGGGGGAGGATTTAGTCCTTTACCCTTTGCCTGGTGGGAAGATTTTAAAAGAGTACATGAACGGCAAGCAGGACATCAGCCTTGTCTTTGAGGTGGCAATCAAAACGACTGATCACCAGAAGACAAGCTCTATCCTGTGGGCCATCAATTATGCTCTTGCTGATTTTAATCTGGATCTACCTAGCAAAAACAATTCATATCAATTCAGAGGCCTTGAAGTATCACAGCCATTCCTAAATGACCGTGATGAGCAAGGCTTTTATATTTACATGTTAGATGTAACGGCAAAATTAGAAACAAATGGAGGGAACTAAATGCCAAAAATGAAAAACGCCAAGCGCAAACACTTTCTTGCGCCATGGTTACCAACAGCACCAGCTACTGAGCCAAGTAATGACGCCTGGAAATGGCTTGCGGACGGAGTAACAACCGCTGAGGCCGAAAACGACGAGGAGACAGATGACATTGCATACTACAACGGTGATGGCACTAAGAAAACAGTAGTAACATCTGTCAAAAACGGATACAGCTTTGAGGGTGACTACATCAAAGAGGACGCAGCTCAGGCTATTGTCGCAGGTATGCGCTTTAAAACTGGAGATGACCGTAATGTCTGGCTTAAAGTAGTAGAGTCTGATGGTAAAACTCAATATGTCGGAGTAGCTACAGTCTCAGGTATCAAAATCGGAGGCGGAGAGGCCTCTGAGTATGAGGGCTTTGAGGCAACTATCAGCTGGAATGCAGCACCTAAACAGTCTGCCGTAGTCGGTTAATGATTTGATCTAGGGGAGTGAACAGGCTCCCCTTTTTATTTTTGACTTAAAAATTAGTAGGAGAAAAAACAAATGGTAGTAATTAAAAAACGTGATAATGTCATCCCTGTTGACTTTGGAGAGTTCAAACTTGAATTTGTAGCCAATGACAAAAACATCCACAAAATGGAGTCTGTAGGCAAGAGGCTCAAAAAAGATGGTGAAAAACTAGCCAACACAGAAGACAGTGAAGCTTTTGAAACGTTGCAAGACTTGGTAAAAGGGTCATGGACAGAGCTGTTTGACAAAGAGGCTTATAACAAGGTCTATGATTTCTCTAACGGTTCAACAGTCGATACTATGGCTTACTTGCTTGAGGCTATCACAGGGGTCATTGCAGAATGGGAGAAACGTAACAATACAGACGCTCTCAAAAAATATCTAGGTGACTGACATGCTGGACCTATCAAGGAAATTGACAGATGAGTTAGTCCTTGGTGATGATGTGTATCCAATGAATATCGCTTTTAACAAGGTTTTGAAAATGGTGGAGCTGATCAATGATGATGACATTGACGAGCTTTACAAGCCTTTCCTGGCTATTCAAATCTTGACTGGTGTAGATTTTACTCAGGCTTTGACGCCTAAACAAGCTACAGCAATCTTTAAGATGATTTTTGAGGAGCATATCAGAATTATTCCAGCTAAAGACACAGCACCAGTACTAGACCTAGCAGGTAATCCAATCAAAAGCAAGATACGCTCCAGAAGTCAATCTGAGGGAGGAGATCGTCTTTTTAGCTTGAAGTACGACGCTGAGTATATTTACTCATCATTTCTCCAGGCTTACGGAATTGACCTCATAGACGCTCAGAACAGCCTACACTGGAAGAAGTTCAACGCTTTACTCAATGGCCTGCCTAGTGATACTAAATTTGCTGAGGTGCTGAAAATACGCTCTTACAAGCCCCAAAAGGGGGACAGTAAGCAGTACAAGGAGAACATGAAGAAACTCAAAAAAGAGTATGCTCTACCTGATGAATTTGACTACTAATTTTAGAAAGGAGGTACACAATGGCAGATGGTTCAGTTACTATCAAGGTTGACATGGACGGCTCCAATGCTCAGGCTGGAGTGAATAAGCTCAAGTCTCTTTTTGGAGGCCTTGAAAGTGCAGGGCAAAAAGTAGGCTCAGTATTCAAGTCAGTCCTAGGAGCTAATTTGATTGGCTCAGCCCTTACCGCAGGGATTGGGACTATTACTAGTGGTATCCGTGAAATGGCCTCTGAGCTCAACAGTTCGCAGAAAGCCTGGAAAACTTTCGAGGGAAACCTCCAAGCATTTGGACGATCAGCTGAGGAAATCAAGGCAGCTAAGACCGAAATGCAGGACTTTGCAACAAAAACCATCTACTCAGCCTCTGATATGGCTAGTACTTACTCACAGCTTGACGCTGTAGGTACAAAAAATGTAGGTAGTCTAGTTAAGGCCTTTGGTGGACTTGCAGCCTCTGCTGAAAACCCAGCTCAAGCCATGAAATCACTGTCAACTCAGGCAACACAGATGGCAAGTAAGCCTAAAATCGCCTGGATGGACTTTAAGATCATGATGGAGCAAGCTCCTGCTGGTATGGCTGCAGTCGCAAAAGAGATGGGAATGTCTACGGCTGACCTTGTAAAAGCTGTCCAGGATGGGAAAGTTAAAACTGAGGATTTCTTTGACGCTCTCAACCGAGCAGGGAACTCAGACGCTTTCCAAAAGATGGCTACAGAGTTTAAAACAGTAGACCAAGCCATCGATGGAGCAAAAGAAAGCCTCTCTAATAAACTCATGCCAGCCTTTGAAAAACTTAATAAGTTTGGTATCAAGGCAGTAAATGCAATTTCAGACGCTTTGGACAAAATCAATTTTGATAGTTTGGCAGACAAATTAGGAGGATTTTTAGAAAGTATCAACATTGATGGCATTATTTCAAATGTCAGCACATCAATCTCTAATTTTGTTGGTAAAATTAAAACTTTCTGGCAAGCATTCTCAAACACTGGGGCAGTTAGTGCTTTTACTAGCGCCATTAAGAGTGTTGCTGGGGCTCTAAAAAATGTCTGGGATAGTTTAACTACATCAGAGGTCTTGTCAACTCTAGGAAGTGTATTAGGCAATATTGTCAAATGGCTTTCACAGGCTGCTACAGTAGCTGGTAACTTTATCAGCTCATTGCCTACTGGGGTCATTCAAGCAATCACTGTAGGTTTACTTGGTTTAGTTGCAGGTTTTAAAACCTTTAATTTCTTAAAATCTTTCAATCCATTTAGCTTATTTAAGAAAAATGCGATGACTGGAGTCAGTGGGGTTACCTCAGCTGTCAGATCAACTAGTGCAAGCGTGGTCTCAATTATCCGCAGTCTTGGACAAAGTGTAGCCATTATAGCTAAAGGAATTGGCGAGGGCGTAGGAGCTGCTTTTCGTGGAATTGCTAAAGGTTTGTCAATGGTAAATCCTTTAACTATCGCAGCATTAGCTGTACCTATTTTGGCTCTTGGAGCAGCATTAGCTTTGATGGGAACTCAAGGCCAAGGTCTAGCGACTATTTTGCAAGCTATCGGTGATGTGGTGGTCAGTGTAGGTACAGCCATAGGTACTATCCTAAACATGGCTCTACAAAGTTTAGCTCAAGCCCTTGTAATTATAGCCCCTGTACTTCCTACAATCGCCTCAGCTTTTGCTCAACTATCGCCTTTGATTACTGCTGCAGGCGTTGCAATTAGCATGATAATTAGTTCTATGAGCGGGCTAGCTCCAGTGATTACAGCGTTAGGATCAGCTATAAGCGGAATCGTGACCGCTATTAGTTCAGGCGTTGCTGAAATCGCTACAGCCGTCACTCCTATTGTAGAAATAATTTCAAACGCTTTCGTCCAAGTTGTAACAGTTGTGTCTGGAGCGATTGTACAAATCGTTGAGGCTTTAGCCCCATTCATGCCAGCTGTTTCTGAAATGGTTCAGGCATTAGCTCCTGTACTACAGTCTTTAGTTGAAGCGTTTAATAATCTGATCAATCAAGTCAGCCCTATTATTGACAGCTTGACTAACTTGCTCAAAACATTTGGGGAACAAGTCAGCTCAATATTAGAGAGTGCTGGTAGTGTAGTTGAGTCTTTTGGCTCTGCTATTCGTAATGTGCTTGACGGTGTAGCTGGTATCTTTGATAGTATCGGGAATGCTGCTAAAAATGCTGGTCAAGGCGTGAAGTTGATGGCTGAAGGCATTCAAATCCTCGTAGGTCTCAATTTAGCTGACCTTGCAGGGACTTTGACGGTTGTTTCAGCAGGTCTTACTGCTATTGCTAACTCTGGTATCGCTACGGCTGGTCCTGGATTGCAACAAGCAGGAACTGGATTGATGTTGATAGCTACATCTGCTCAACTTGCAAGTGTAGCTATGCAGTCACTACCTACGGTTTTGACATCTTTGAGCACTAGCCTTAGTACACTACCTGAGACAATGACAATGGCAAGTACAGCCATGAGCACCTTTGCTACATCAGTCATGAGCTCATTTGCGAGCCTTGGGGGCTCTGTGGCAAGCGTAACGGCTCTACAAGTAGGGTTGATGTCTCTAGCTAATGCAATGATGATGGCTCAAAGTGGGGCCTCTATGATGGCCTCTACATTGTCGATGATTAACTCATCAGCGACATCAGCCTCATCAGCTATGTCTCAACTCGCCTCAAGTATCAGCTCAGCAATGACTCAGGCTCTATCATCTGTGCAAGCAAGCATGCAACAGATGGTCTCTGTGGTCATGCAATCAGCAACTCAGATGACACAAGCTGGCCAACAGGCAGGGCGTGGGGTTTCTAACGGAGTTACTAACGGTATTCGTTCAGGGATTGGATCGGCAACGGCTGCAATGTCAGCTATGTTAAGCTCAATCCGCTCTACAGCTATGTCAGGGGTAAGCTCTATGCGATACGCAGGGAGCATGATCGGCCAAGGTTTGGCGCAAGGTATGTACTCAGCACTTGGGGCTGTTACTGCAGCAGCTAATGCGCTTGTCGCCCAAGCTGAGAGAGCAGCGCAAGCTAAGGCTAAGATCCATAGTCCGTCACGACTATTTAGAGACAATGTAGGTAGATACATTGCTCAAGGTATTGCCGTAGGTATTGAACAGAATAGCTCTGATGTGGTTGATAGTCTGGCATACGTTCAGAAAGAGATGTCAGCGTTCAAATTTGGCGCTGAGGACTTGCTAGGTTTAGGGAAACATACTGTATCTAGTCAGTTTAGACTCAAATCACTCACAGAACGAGCAGAAACAAGCCAAATCGAGGTTATTCGTGACCAGGCTGACAAAGTCCTAACTAGAGCTCTTGAAGTGGCTGAGGAGGCTGTCAAGCGCCCTGTGAACATGGTACTAGATGACGGCACTCTGGTTGCTAAAATCGGAGACCCAATGACTAACTATCAAAACGATAAGTTAATGATTGATAACATGATGAGAGGTATTATCTAATGAATAATGACACAATCACAATCAATGGATTTGACCTCTCTGAGGTTATTGACATTATAGACATCATCCGTCCAGTAGGAAATGAGCGCCACGTTGTCACAAATGACGCTCCACTTGTCGGAGTTAATCTCCAAGAAGTGCGAACAGGCGCCAAAACCATCAAAGTCAAGTTTGCTATGCAATATGGCAACGGCATGACACTTGAAACAGCTAAGCACAAATTAGCTGGCATTTTTAACACATCAGAGGCTGTCAAGATTGTCATTTCAGACGAGCCTGACAAGTATTACATGGGTCTAGTATCTGGTTCTGTGGATATAGAAAACATTACTAGATGGTTCCAAAAGGGCAGTTTTGACCTGATTATCCCTGACGGAGTAGCTCACGGATCAACCTATAAGCGCTTTGATAACGGACAAGAGCAACCTGACAAGGTTGTTTTTAATTTAGTCAATAATGGTAACGTCCCAGCTTTTCCTGTCGTTACGGTTAAGAATAACGCCGAGAATGGCTATATCGGTCTAGTCAATGCTAGCGGAGCTCTTGAGGTTGGTGACCGTGAAGAGGCTGATATAGGAGTAGTTAAGCGTTCAGAGGTATTGATTGATTTTAGAGAAGATAGAATTTCAAACGGTTTTGCAAGAGCTACTAAAAATAAGGCTGTGACTAACGATAATGGCGAGAATGTGGTAGGGGTGTCTGAGCTAACGACATTGTGGAATAAGAAACACATTAGACTCAAAGACCAAACCACGCCTGGCAAATATGGGAACTATGCTACACCTCTATCATGGGACATCCCAATAGATAGCGCTGGAGCTGTTGGCTCGCTTGATGACTACATCACAGGTAAACAGATATTTGTATCTAATGCAGCTAATCAATATGGATTTATCAAGATTACAGTATCAGACACAAATGGTCAGTTTTTGTATGGTTTTGAAACATTCAAACGAACACAAGGACAGGATTGTGAGTTTAATGTGTTTGGTTCTGATGGAAAGGGGAGCTATTACTTTCTTAAGTGCTGGAATTTCACAGGCACCTCTGACAGTGCTTTAAATCCATTTTCATCAACCAAAGGGCAGTTTGAACTCAAGCGTAATGACGACAGACTCCAGGTTTACTACAAAGGCTCTCATTACAGCTTTATCATTCCTGAAATTAAAGGCCGAAAGTCAGCTAAAATCCACGTCATGCTTGGAGCGTATCATGACAAGCCTATCCTGGCTCACATGTATCTTGATGAACTCTTATACCGTAAGGATTTTGTCCCAACAATAGGAGATGTGCCTAACCGTTATCCAATCGGTTCAAATGTCGTGCTAAACAGCGAGAATGACACTGTCACTGTGGACGGTCTTGAGAAGATTGTGGATGTAGTGGATGGCTCAAGTTTCTTGACTATTCCACCTGGAAACAGTCAGCTTGAGGTCTATTGCTCAAGTTGGGTCAAGACCAAACCCACTGTCAAAGTAGAATTTAAAGAAAGGTATCTATAACAATGTTATTGACAATACATGACTCAAATTTGAGAAAAGTGGCTTTTATCGACAATGACAAACAGGATACATTGAACTATTTCAATGACACCTGGGCAAGATACCTGGAAACTGGTTCTAGTACCTTTGATTTTACAGTCTTTAAAAAGGCCATTATCTCAGATGTAGGTAAAAAGAGGGCTTATAACTCTCTCAATGAGAAAGCCTTTGTTTCATTCAGATACAAGGGCAGAACTTACCTGCATACAATACGAAAAATTGAGGAAAATGAGAAAGTTATCAAGTGTTATAGTATCAACCTAAACCTTGAGCTGATCAATGAGTACTCTATCCCTTACAAATCGCCTAAGGCTATGAGCTTTAAGGAATTTTGTGAGGAGATGGACTTGCTCAACTATACTTTCTTAAAAATCGGTATCAATGAGGTCGCTAATAAGAAAATCTCTGCTGAGTGGGAGGGGACAGACACCAAACTCAACAGACTACTTAGTCTGGCTAAGAAATTTGGCGCAGAAATTGAGTTTGACACACGTCTCAACGCTGACAGCTCTATCAAGTCATTTACAGTCAATGTCTATCATGAGCACGACGATAGCCACCAGGGAGTAGGTCAAATTAGCCCAAAAATCTTGAAGTATGGGAAAAACCTCAAGACGATCACTAGGACGATTGACAAAACTGGGATCTATAACACGGTTGTCCCAACAGGTAAGGATGATAAAGGAAACGTAGTTGATATTAGAGGCCTTGGAGCTTGGTCTGTCAATAATGCAAAGGGAGAACGTGAGTTTTACCAGTCAGGGGCTGCTTTGTATGCACCCCTCTCTATGCAGATGTATCCGTCTACGTTCACACACTCAACAGGTGACCGTGACCAGTGGACGAGAAAGGACATGACTGTAGAGAGTTCAAATCCTGAGGTCATCCGTTCGACGGCTTACCGTGAGCTCAAAAAGAACTGTTACCCAGCAGTTACTTACGAGGCTGAGGGTTTTGCGGATCTTGAAATAGGAGACACGGTAAAAATCTATGATGACGGCTTTAACCCTACTCTCTTGCTTGAGATGAGAGTATCTGAGCAAGTCATCAGCTTTACCAATCCGAAGAATAACAAGACCACTTTCTCAAATGCCAAAGCGCTTGAAAATCGTCTATCTCAAGGCATTCAGCAACAGCTAGACAGGATGATAGAAGACGCTAAGCCTTATACTATCAAGCTAGCCACTGATAACGGTATAGCCTTTAAGAACGGTCAAGGTCAGACCATTGTGACCCCTACTCTTATGCGAGGTAACAAGGTCATCAACAGCGGCTGGCGTTGGGTTGTGGATGGTGTAATCAAGGCTACAAGCTCTAGTTACATTGTGAGGGCTGCCAACATCAACCAAAAGATGGTTTTGACTGTTTCTGCATGGGTTGATAACAAAGAGGTAGCGTCCGAGCAGTTGACTCTTATCAATACGTCTGATGGCCTACAAGGTCAAAAAGGGGACACAGGACCGAAAGGTGACCCTGGACCACAGGGAGCAATAGGTCCCAAAGGAGACCGGGGAGAAAAAGGTGAAAAGGGAGACCGTGGAGAACGTGGTTTACAAGGACTCCAAGGCTTGCAAGGCGTAAAGGGTGACCAAGGTATCCCTGGACCTAAAGGGGCTGACGGTCGTACACAATACACTCACATTGCCTACGCCGATACTATCTCAGGCAGTGGATTTAGCCAAACTAACGCTGACAAGGCCTATATAGGGGTCTATGTTGATTTCAACTCAACTGACAGCATCAATCCTGCTGATTATCGCTGGAACAAGTGGAAAGGGCCAGATGGCAAGAACGGTAAGGACGGCCCTCAAGGTATTCCAGGTAAGCCTGGAGCAGATGGACGGACTCCATACTTTCACCGAGCTTGGGCTAACTCCGCTGACGGTCGTGATGGTTTCAGTACAACTGATAGCACAAATAAGCGCTATTTAGGGACGCTAACGGATTTCACTGAGGCAGACAGTCAGGATCCTGCAAGCTATAAGTGGACAGCTTTATTCGGGACAACAGAGCAATCAGGAAACATTTTACTTAATTCAAATGCTGGATGGAGAAATAAACATCAGCAAGACTTCGTCTTGGCTGAGCCCTTAAAAGCAGGTAAGCAGTACACATTAAGCGCTAGGTGGTGGAGGAGCGACAATAGCAATCTTAATTTTGGTATTCGTGAAAATCCTAGCGATAGCTGGCAGTGGATAAATTTAGCATATAGCTTTGAGCTGGACGTTTGGAGCGCTACTTTCACATCAACTAAAAATCTTAATGCTGGTGATACTGTTTCATTCTTCACTGTAGAACTTGAAGGAATTGGTAATGCTGACTGGGCAGTTTTAACAGTTGGAGCTATACCTATTACTAGTTGGCAACCTCACTGGTCAGAGACTAAAAAGGATATAGACTCTAAAGCTGATCAAGGGCTAACTCAAAAACAACTCAACGCTCTAAATGAGAAAGCTGGAATTATCCAGGCTGAGCTTGAGGCTAAAGCTAGCGCTGACACACTTGATAATTGGATAAAGGCTTACAAGGACTTTGTCAAGTCTAACGAGACCGCAAGAGCACAAGCTGAGAAAGATTTGATTTCAGCTAGTCAGCGTGTCTCTAATATTGCTAAGGATCTTGGAGAGCTATCTGATAGATGGAATTTCATTGATACCTATATGAGTTCCTCAAATGAGGGTCTAGTCATCGGTAAGAATGACGGGAGCTCTAGCATGATGTTTAACCCTAACGGACGAATTTCAATGTTTAGCGCTGGTGTAGAGGTTATGTATATTTCTCAAGGTGTTATACACATTGAGAACGGGATCTTCTCTAAGACTATCCAAATAGGCAGATTTAGAGAAGAGCAGTATCATATTAACCCTGACATGAATGTCATCCGTTATGTCGGTTAGAAAGGAGTAAAATGGCAAAGTTTAGTAATTCAAGTGGGAGCTTGTATCTCAATGTTTATGTAGAGCAGGGTTCTCAGAGTATCACGGATAACACCTCAACTGTCAACTGGCGGATGACAGTTAGCCGTACAGGCGCCTATTACACCCGTAACCAACAAGGAGACAGTACGCTGTCTCTTAATCTGGATGGCCGTAACGTCCATTACAGCTACCCGACGTGGGAGACATCAGGCGAGGAGTACACGCTTGCTAGTGGCTCAAGTACAATCAGCCACAATGCAGATGGAACTAAGACACTCCCTATCTCTTGTACGTTTAATCCAAACAACGGCCTGCATGGGACTATTACAGTATCAGCTAGTCTCAGCCTGACAACTATCCCACGCTCTAGCTCTGTAAGCGTGAGCCCTGGAGTTATTGGTAGTTCAGTTACTATCAATATTAACCGTCAAAGCTCAAGTTTCAAGCATACAGTGCGCTATTCATGGGCAGGTAAGTCAGGGACGATTGCAACGAATGTAGACACATCCACCAGCTGGACGATCCCTATTGACTTTGCAAGTGACATCCCAAACTCTGCTAGTGGTACAGGGACTATATATGTAGATACCTATTCAGGCTCTACTAAGACAGGAACACAGTCAACAACCTTGACGGCTAGCGTACCAGCAAATGTCAAACCCACTTTTACAGGGGTCTCATTGTCAGACTTGAATGGTGCAGCTCAAAATCTCATCCCAAACGGCAACACGTTCATTCAGGTAATCTCTAACATCAAAGTAGCGTTTAATGGTGCGGTCGGCTCTTACGGCTCATCCATCACTGGATACTATGCCGAAATCGTCGGCAAAAACCAGTCCACAAGCTCAAACGGTGGAAGTCTTGGCATTATGAATTATCACGGCACAATCAAAATCAGAGCTAGTGTATCTGATAGCCGTGGTAGATGGTCAGACACTAGAGAGGTATCTGTCACAGTGCTTGAGTATTTTGCTCCAGCATTGAGCTTTAGCATTGCTAGAACGGGTTCAACCTCTAGCACCCTAACAGTCACACGAAATGCCAAGATAGCGCCTTTGGCTGTCTCAGGTAGTCAAAAAAATACAATGACTCTGACATTCAAGGTTGCAAGGCTTGGGACTACTAACTTTCAAGTAGACACAGGACCAGCTACTGGATCCTGGACGAGTATCTCAAACCTAGTCAATTCTCAGGCTAATCTTGCAGGCAATTATCTAGCTAATCAGTCGTGGGTTGTAATCGGAACGCTTGAGGACAAATTTACACGGTCTGATTTCATGATCAACGTGGCAACGGAGAGCGTAGTCTTATCTTATGATAGATCAGGCGTGGGAGTAAACAAAATCCGTGAACGTGGAGCCTTGGATGTGAAAGGTGACATATATGTAGATGACAAACCTATTCAGCAGTATCGACTGACTGATAATAACGGGGGCCTAAGTAGAGGTAGTGCTCAATGGAACGACGTTTGGAATAAGCAAGGAACTGAGTTCGGTTGGAGAAGTGATAAATATGACGACAACCCTACTGGCAACGATTGGGGTCTGTATCAAAATTTTTGGCTTGATAGCTGGAAAGGCGTCCAATTTTTCACAGGGGTAACATCAAATAGGTTTTTCTTTAGGACTTACAACAATAACAGTAGATGGAGCCCATCTCAATGGAAAGAGATCGCTACTAAAGATGACATCCAAAAATATACTCAAGACTCTACTTGGCAAGTCCTACCTTTGCAAAACGGCTGGGTACATCATCCTGATTATGACAAAGTTCAGTACTCAAAAACATTTGATGGAGTGGTTTACATCAGAGGCACGGCTTACAAAGGCAGAACAACAAAAGAGACAGTTATTGGTGTCTTACCTGTCGGCTTTAGACCTAAACAAACTATGTTTGTATCAGCTCTAAATAATAGCTATGGCACGGCTGTTTTAGGTCTCTATTCGAGCGGTAACATAGTCGTCAAGGGAAACGTTGACGCTACTTGGCTTAACTTTGATAATGTATCTTTCAAAATTTAAAGGAGGTTCTATGAAATTAAATTACGGGACGAAGTCCCAAGAATACGACGCCAGCGGAACAGCGTCCACCACCAAAGTCACGCTGGTTAACTCAGACGGTGCTTATGTACCTGTCTTATTGCCAGCTGATAAAATCAGCTTATCTAATACAGAATTGCTTGACCTTGCACTTGATGTTATCTATCAAGAAAACTTTCCACAGCGTGCTGAAAACGAGAAATTCAGCAAAGTAACTCAAGAGCTGCAAAAGAACAAAGAGGCAACGGATAAAGCTGAGCAAGCGGCAACCGAAAACAAGGAAAATCTTGACACGGTATCAGCTATCACTGAGGTCTTGATTGCCTTGGCAGTATCTCAAAATGGAGGTATGCCTACCCACGCTTATGGAAAGGTAGCAGCATTCATCAAGCCACTTGTAAAGAGTACACGCTATTCAAACGGAGACATCATCTCAGGTGCTTATCCATTTGATACCAATCCGAAATGGCCAAAGGGAACACAAACTATTTTCAGGTTTCAGATGCAACAGTCTGAAGGATATACTTGGAAAGAGCAACCTATTGCTGAAATGCTACAGCAAGGTGTCTTGACCGTTGTCATGCCACGGATTGATTAGATAGGGGGAGGTTATGACATGGGTTGATATATTTGAAAAA